GCTTCTAAGTCTTTAAAGTTAACTTCTACCTTACCATCAGTAACCGTAGTACGATCCCATAGCTGATCCTCTAAATAGAGTACACCAGCAATAGCTTTTTCGTCCTTTGGATCAAATCCGTAGTGAAGAAATCTTAACTTAGTGAAATCGCCAATTTTAGATTTATTAAGATGCTTATAAAGATAGTATCCACCAACAGCTACAGCAGCTACTGCAGCCACCCCTAATATAACAGGTAATGAAACAAATGTAGCGAATGCAGTACCGGCAGTAACAAGAGCACCTCCAATGGAAGAGCCTGCAGAAGCCAGGATTGGAGCCGCACGAAGTGCAAGTTGGCCAACCTTCATTAAAGCTGATGTACCTACCTTCTTAGCAACTTTCTTAGCACCGCCTCCAGCTTTACCTAAGCCATTCTTAATAGCCCTACCACCTTTCTTTAGTTTATCGGTAGCACCGGTCTTTTTACCTAGCCACCCTAATATAGAAGCTAAGCCACCAGCTTCGGCAGCAGTACCCACTATATCCATGTCCTCCTCTTCAGTGTCTTCATTAGGATTACCTCCAGCACCTGCTAGACCAGCAAACCCAGCTAATCCGGCAGCTCCAGCGCCCATACCAGCACGTCTACGGTCCATAAGACTTTTACCTTTCTTACGTCCAGTATCTTTCTTACCATAGAGCTTCTCTTTCCAACTACCTTCTCTGAAATTATCACCATCACTACCATCGTCCCATTTATTGGGTTTAGCCATACGGGCATCAATAAGTGAATGGATCTTATTTAAAGTTACTAATTGACTTTCGCTAGTAGATCTGTCAGATAAACTATATCCATCAAACTTATCTGTAGCACGATCTTTGGCACTAGCAGCAAAATGATCCTTAGCGCCAGCAGCGGCACCGCCAATAGCTTTACGTCCTTTAGATAACGCTTTACCCAACTGACCGGTTATAAACCCACCAGCAGACTTTGCGGCACTAAATGCACTACCTAATCTAGATATGTTTCTATTAAGGAATCCTAGAGGTCTACCATTAACATCAACAAGTCCTTTAGTCATATCCTCGTGAGATAAAACTACATTACCGTCTCTGTTATATACCGCACCATCAATATCTTTAAATGATTCGATTGGTCGACCAGTAGCACCATTGACATATCCACCATTCTTCATGATGGCTGCTAATAAGCGTGGATTAGCCTCACCTTTAACATAGACATCTCTAGGCTTATTAATAAGATCTTTTACAGTATTGTATCCGGCCTTAGCTACAGCGAATAAAGCACGAGTAGGTGCAGTTGCATATGCATATAAACCAGACGCGCCTTTACCAAGTATAGATAAAAGACCACTGCCTCCAAGTTTATTACCAAAACGATCGTAGATACCTTTAGCTAACATTGCACTAGTTGCAGCAACCTGTTGAATGCCATCAACCAGGTGCATTACATCACCCTTCAAGCTACGTAGATCATCAACGGTTCTAATAGGTTCACCAGTTGAACTATCGAAATATTCCCCTGCCTTAAGACCCATGCCAAATATTACAGCATCTTCAGTTCCTTTAACATAAACATCTACAGCGCCAATCTTACTTGACTTATTGAAAAGACTACCAATGCCACCGCCGACCATTCTGCCTGCGCCTTTTAGTATACTCCCTACACCAGAGAATCCACCACCTAACATCTTCAATCCGCCCATGTACATGTTACCAGCTGCACCGGCTACATTGCCGATTACTCGACCTGACTTCTTAGCTAGATCTAAAATATTAAACCAGGACTCCTCATCACCTTTGGCCATCATTTGTCCAATGGTACTAACATTCTCTAGAATGCTAGAAAGTAAAGCAACTTGAGCTTCTTGTGGGTCTTGTGGTAATTGATCAGCAGGAGCTAATAATTTACTTAAACCTTGCAGCTCAGTCATTACTCCAGCAGAGTCACCATTAAGACTATCTCTAACTTCAGATAGAATACTAGTCAGATTTTGATCACCGGGTTTATTAAGACTTATTGGAGCCGACTCCTCAGTGTCAGCAGTATGATAAACTTCAGGTTCTTCAACACCGCCAACTGCACCGCTTCTACCCATATTCTTTAACTTACCAAGAACATCGACAGCTTCAATTTCATCGGTTATATTAGAGAACTCAAAATCTCTTACTTGCTGTGTAATTTTATCACGTGAAGTCTTAGCTTGAGCTGTACCCTCTTGAACCAATCTCTCAGCAGTACTGCCAACATATTGGTCTTGAGCATATCGTCCTGCTTTAGAGTCAACTACCTTTTGGCCAGTTTCCTTAGCAAGTTCGGCTGCTGCTTTAACAACACTTTCCAAATTACTATCACCGTACATATCTACAGCTAGCTTTTTAAGGTCTTCGGGTTTAACTCTTGAAAGGGCGGCATATTTCTCAATTGCTATTTCCCGTAGAGAGGCTACCGTTACTTCACCGTACTTTTCTTTAGCTGCAGTAGATAGATCATCAAGAGACATACCCGATGCCTTTACTAAACCATTAGTAAGTGTCTTCTTAAATGCCAATAATGCAGCAGCTTGGCTAGAACCTTTAATGGTATCTATTTTAGCCTTAACACCTCTACCAGTTTCGGATTCATTAAATGCTTCTAACGTATCGGCACCATATGTACTAGCGGCCTTTACTTTAGTCTCAAGTTCACTATCGTGGTACTTTTCACCAACAACAGCTTTAAGTTCTTTAAGTTTCTTTTCTAATTCGCTACCTTTATAACGAGCTTGAAGATCCGCTTTGATCTTTTGAACATTGGTGTGAGTTAATGAGTTAGCTGCATCCTTAGCTATCTGTTTGATACCTTCCAAAGTAATCTCACCATACTTATCTAAAGCGGCCTGCTTTAATTCAGTGGGAGTCATATTGGTTGCTACGGTATATCTATCAACAACATAGTTTTTAATCTTATCGAAGTGAGCCTGACCACTTTTACCTAAGTCAGAGTTCTGGAAATCGTGTATCTTGGTTTCAGCGCCCGATGCTTTAAAGGCACCTCTAGCGTATTTGGATCCCATTTTAAATAATGAGTTACGTCCAGAAGTAGGAGCTTTAATCGCACCGGATTCATCTCTACCTAATGCACGGTCTTCAGCTGATGTTCTATCACCGTTTTTATTACCTTGCATGTAGATGTCAAATACTTTATCGTAATTTAAACTAGCTCTACCAGCTGCACCGTAACTTAATAGTCCCAACTGATCAAGTTCTGACTTATTACCTAATTGTAAATAAGCTTCTACTTGTGCAAGTGGATCTTTAACGCCTCGATGTAAGTTATTAAAACTCTTTGTACTTTTATTAAGGTCAACATTGTTTTGTAATGAATCTCCAAGATGACGAGTAACATCACCCGTTTCTTCATCACGTGATTCAGATATACTGAATCTGTTATCCATTAACTGAGCAATCTCAGCCCTGACCTTAGGAGAGACGTCACTAGACCACCCTTGATCCTTAGTCAAGTTAATGGGGTTAAATTCAGTCTTACTAAAGTGATCCTTTAATAACCTCTTACCCAATGCTTCAACAGCATCTGCAGAAAGTTGGTGATCGGCATCTAGAGATTCAACTAAGTCATAAATTGCACCTGTTGCATCGGCAAGATTATTATCACTAAATATTCTTTCACGAGTTACTTCTAATGAATCAGTCCCGGACATAAAGTCGCCACGGTTATGGTTGTAAGTTACACGATCATTACCGGGATCTTTATATCCGAAACCCTCACGTACACTTTTTAGCTCACCATGGATTCTAGAAAGGTAACCAGGAATAATCTCGATTATACTTCTTCTAGTAATCTGATCGAAGATAGCTGGACTAGTACTCTTATCAATACCACTAGTAGCGATAGAGTCTTCCATTCCAGGGGCACCAAATGTATCACGTAAGAATTCAGCTAGATAACCCATAGGTCCTTCGCCGTCACTATTTTTGATAAAGTCATTTAGCTTTCTAGGAATATTTTCAACAAAACGTCTAGACTTTAATCCAACCTTAGCTATTTGTGGACTCTTCTCAACTATAGCTTTAAGCTTAGGACTTAGTTTAGCCATAGCCATTTGTGAAGCGCCATCACCAGCCAATATAGAAGCTATCTCAGCAGGACTTACTGTACCATCGGATTCAAGCATTTGCTCTAGTCCACCGGCAGCTGAAGATAGTCCCTCACCCATAGAGCGTGCTCTTTCGGCAACAGTATCCTTAACTTTAGCAAAACCTTTACTAAGATAATTTGCGGAGAAGTCAGATGCCTTAGATTGTAGATTACCTAATATTGAATCACGGAACATTGCACCACTGGCTTCAGTTAGTTCAATCTTTCTGTATTCTGGTAATGAAGTGTTCTTACTAATAGATTGTAATGCTTCTTTAACATCTTTAGCTGATGCTGTTATGACACTACGGATATCGGTTTGGACATAGAGCTGTCTGTAATTAAGCTCTAATACTTTTCTTTGATATCTTGCAGTAATCTTATCTTGATAAGTTACCTGTCTAGTAATACCCTGACTGATCTCGGCAAGTTGTCCGGACTGAGATACATGACGTTTACTATCTAACGTTGCCTGTAAAGTCGCAGTTGCTTCGGATTTATTATGTAGGTCTTGTTGAGCCTCCATATTAGTTTCGAAGATTGCTGCCATATCAGCAGAAATATTACCTTCACGGATTTGCTCTTTAGATGGTTGTCTTTCTTCGTCATCATCGGTCTTAAGGAAACCTGATAGTTTATCACGAATTCCTTTAGGTAGTTTATCTCCATGCTTATCTAGGACTTTCGAAGATGCGCGTTTAAAGTCTTTAACGCCTGCCTTAGTTTCATGCGAAATGGTATCGTATAGTTCACTAGCACCATTGGCAGCAGAGCTCGCCATATCAATGCTAGTTTCATAGTCGGTAGGTAAGACTCTTCTAATACGTTTTGTAACTTGACTAGGGTCTGTAAGATCGGCCTTGACACCTTGTGCAAAACCTTGAGAAAGTTTCTTAATGGGATTTCGTTTAGAATCGGTACCCTCGACATCAGTGTCTAGGCCGTCATCACCAAGACTTATATCTAAGTCGTCTAGACCATCGTCGTCTAGGTCGTTATTTACTGTTTTTTTGCTCATGTGAATTGCCTCAAAAAAATAAGTATAATGTTTCGTATCATAAAATCGCTTGGGTAAAGGAGAAAAAAATTGAAAAGTACTGATTTACCATTTAATATTAAGATTATGACCGTTGATAGAGAGCGAGTTAAAACGCTACGTCCGGTTTCTTCGACTGACATCATGGGTTCTAGTGGACAGAATTTAAGTCCCATAGATGAAGAGTCGGTTTTACAGTGGTCTGGTGAGAAAAAGCTTTCTTCCAACTTCCACAATGATGGTTTATTCTCCACTGCTATCTTTGGTAGAGTGGGTGAACCAGATAGAGATAGAAGATTCTCCTATATTGAAATCAAAGTAACAATCTTCCATCCAGTTATTTATAAAGCGTTGACTAAACTAAATAGAATTTACCCTGAGATATTGGCGGGTAAACAATATGCAATTTGGGACCCTAAAGAAAAAGACTTTGTTGTCTCCAATGAAATGGAAGGCAGGACCGGTTATAGTTTCTTTATTAGTCATTGGGCGGATATAAGATTCAAACAAAATAAGAGTCCTACTAGAACTGATAGAATTAAACTCATTAATAAGTTTAAGGATATTGCGCTTACCAGTAAGATACTTGTATTGCCTGCAGGGTTACGCGATGTACGTGTTGGTGCTGGTAACCGATTAGAATTTGATGAAGTAAACGACTTCTATAGAAGAATAGTTGGTATCTCAAGAACCGTTACAAGAAGTGGTGAGGCTATCACATCTCCTACACTTGATTATAGTCGTACACAGATCCAGAACTCTTTCAATGCCCTTTATGATCATTTTGAAAATATGCTGAAAGGTAAGAAAGGTTTCTTACAAAACAAATGGGCTAAGCGTAAAGTATTTAACGGTACTCGTAATGTTATCTCTGCTATGAATACATCTAAGAAAACGTTGGGTGATCCTAATTCCTTTAAGGCCACCGATACCATCTTAGGTCTATTCCAAGTAATGCGTGGGGCTTTACCATTTACACTTAATAAAGTTCGTAATGGATATCTAGCCGATGCCATGGGTGTGGGTACATTAAGTAATGCTGCTAATCTTGTAGATCCAGTATCCCTTAAACAAGAGATAGTCAATCTAAATCCCCTTATAAAAGATAAGTGGACTACCATTGATGGATTAGAGAAAGTAATCAATAGTTATGAACAAGCGGACAATCGACATAGACCTGTTCTAATTGAAGATAGGTATTTGGCTCTGATATACAAAGGTCCAGATATGACCTTTAAGGTCTTTGGTGATATTTCTGAACTACCTGATAATCTAGATAAGGCTTTCGTTGAACCTATTACTTTAGTTGAACTATTGTATCTTTCTGGATATCGTGGTTGGAATACTTTAAAAGTTATTGTTACCCGTTACCCCGTTACTGGGTTAGGTAGTTGTTATCCATCTGATCTTTATGTTAAAACCACAACTGTCGGTGAACAACGTAGAGAGTTAGGTCAAGACTGGCTACCGTTAGGAGATGAGTATATTGCAAGTGAGTTTCCAAGAAAAGAATCTGATTCATTCTTAGAAAGTCAAATTGTAAGTCCTGTGCGCCTTGCCGGCCTAGGTGGTGATTAAAACATATTTAATATGTAAGTCCGGCTAGATAGAAATGTTTAGTCGTTACTCTTCTAATTGCTGGAAACTCCTAAAGCTGCTTCACCACAATAGTCCCGTAAGGAGATTATGACGGTTTAAAAACGAAGTGGATGTTACAATGGACAACCGTGGGTACTAAGTACCCCTTTAGCAGCCAAGGGTCCCTATGGGATCAAGGTTCAACGATCAACCGTTTACCACGGTGTAGGACTCAGTGAGTCTGAAATGGAGAGCACCTTAACAAGTAATGTTGAAGGTGGTGATATGATCTCGACATGCAGGGAAATCCTGCAGCAGTTCATAAGAGAACGGGCAGTTGCATAACGCGCACTGTCGAAGATTTCGTACGATGGTGATACTTGTTCAGCGCTTATTGTTTATTCTGATGACGCTATTAAAGAACAAACCACAGCATTAAATTCCAGATCTGCATACATTGATGCATCTGGTGGATTAAGGACAAGTGTCAAAACAGATACACTTGCATTAGTCTTAAGAAACATGACAGGGAACTTCCCTAGCAGTTAAAATACCGAGGCTTTAAATTATGTTAACCTATCAACGTTTTTATAAACAGTTTGGTACCCGAAAGATAAGTCAGCTGGAACGGCCAGTTATCAATCGGTTGGAGGACATTACGTTACCTAGAGATAGTATTTACCATTATCTCCCTGAAGACAGTAGTGTTAGCGGAATTAACTCTGACCATTGGGCTGTACGTGATGCTAAACGTCTAGTATTCGTTGACCATGTATTAGAATACCCTTCCCCATTAAATGTAGGTAATCCTAGAAAGGCCTCAGTTAGTTCTAAGGGGCTTGTAAAAGCTTACCATAAAAGACATCGTAAGTTAAAAGAAGTTAGAGATTTGGATAAAGCTATTAAAGACCCAAAGACTCCGCTGATTGTTAACTATGCCATTCTTCCACAGCTTTATAATTATACGAAAAGTGTTTACTCTAATTATTATAAGAGACAAAACATCATCCAAGCATTATGGGCTAATATTGAAGCTAAGGGCACTACGATACAAAGAGACAACTATATAACCATTGAACTTCCTAAGCGCATACCGTCTATCTCTTTGCTACGTAAAGCTGAAGAAGATTTACCTACTGCATTGATGGAAGACTTCCCTGGATTAAGTGATTTAATAATCCTTGATATTTGGAGATGGTTAGGTGAGCATCGTGAAATTAGTATGTTGTCTAAGGTTAGTCAAGTAGCCATTGATAGAACTGACATTATCCTAAAACGTGATAACCGTTGGGTTCTTATTAACTTAGGTCTCATTGATGAGTGGCGTAAAGGTGTGGAAGATGACGGTAACGTAGGACCACGGGCTTTACAGAAGTACTTCCTAAAGTTATTAATCACTTTATTTGAATCTGCTAGTGCACCTCCTGAGACTACTGTTGATGTTAACGTAGTTGATAAGGAAGACACTCGTGAGGAGACTACTAAGGAAAAGCTTGAGTCTACTTATGAAGTTGTTGATAAAGCTGAAGTTAAACGAGTCCTTAAAGAAATTGATAAGGACGAGGAGTTAGATGAAGAGCTAGATGCATTAAATAGAATCTCTGAACAAGCTGAACTAGCTGAACAGGAAGATATATTTACTGTAGATGGAATTGAGACTGGTGGTGGTATCATTGAGAAAGCAGAAGAGCTAGCTCAAAATGGTACTATCAGTGCTGCTGAATATAAGCGCTATGAAAAAATGGCTAAGGCACATGAGGAGATTAAGAATCCATACACTGGTAAAGGCTCTTTAATGGACTCTGCTAGTATTGATTTTAAAGATCTAGCCATTGACTCACCTGAAAAGTTTAAAGATAAAGCACAGGTCATAGATAAGTCTATGTTAGGTTCAACCATAGGTCCCTTTGATAAAGAGTATACCCAGAAAATTCTTCCTAAGGATATCACAGGGGCAATTTTAAATATCACCAAAGCTGGTGTAGCTATAACAGATTATGAAGTTGAGACAGTTGAAGACATTGCAAATGAATATCAAATACACACAGTGCGTGTGTCGCCATTGGGCGGTAGTCGCTCTACACTTTCTTTCAAAGTTCCGGTAATTAGTCCTGAAGGTACTTATGTATCCAATGGTATTAAATACAGGATGCGTAAGCAGCGTGCTGACATGCCTGTTAGAAAAGTAAACTCTACTAGTGTTGCCTTGACCAGTTATTATGGTAAGGTATTTGTTAAACGTTCAAGTAAGGTGGTTCATGATTATCAGGGTTGGTTAGCTAAACATATTAGATTAATCAATATGGATAAAGCAGATGAGAGAGTCTCTGATGTAATGATCGCAGATAACTTTAAGCTAGATGTTGAAGTACCTAAGCTATATAGTGCTTTGGGTATTAACTTTGAAAGCTTCAAGGCTGATGGTATTACCTTTTATCTTAACCATGCTAAACGTGAAGAGTTCTTTAAGATAGATAAAATTAAATCTATTGAAAAGAAAGGCATGGTAGTAATAGGTAAGAAGGGATCTAATTTTATATTGGTTGACGAGAACGATACACTATATCTGATCAATGGCGAAGAGCCAAAGGTATTAGGTAGAATCGAAGACATATTACAATTAGATAAATCTAAGGCACCAATTGAAACAGCTGAGATAGGGTTATTCGGCTCCAGTGTACCTCTTGGTTTTGTACTGGCCTATTACGGTGGGTTAGATAAACTAATCAATAGTTTAGGTGGTGATGTTAAGAGAATACCTGCCACTGAAAAGTTGGAATTGAGTGATGAAGAATATGCTATCCAGTTTGAAGATGAGTATCTAGTAATCAATAAGGAAGATAAGTTAATTAGTTTAGTCTTATCTGGCTTTAGGAATTATAAGAAATCTATTAAACGTTTTAGTATCCATGACTTCAATAAGAAAGATGTGTACTTCAATATCTTAAGTGACTATGGCTTGGGTGTTAGACAACTTAGAGAATTGGACTTATTGAAAGATATGTTCATTGATCCAATTACTTTGGAGATTCTTAAAGAGTTAAAGCAACCTACTACTTGGATGGGTCTTTTAAAATATGCTGCTGAGTTATTGCTTACAGATTACACTTTAAAAGAAACCGATTTACGTGAAATGCGTATCAAGGGATATGAGCGTGTTGCAGGTGCTGTCTATAGTGAGTTAGTTCGTTCTATGAGAATGTATAAAGGTAAAGGCGGTATTGGCAATGCTACTATTGACTTGAATCCTTATGCAGTATGGAAGACTATTAATAGTGATCCTTCAGTAACTATCTCTGAAGAGTCTAACCCTATTAAAAACGTTAACGAAAAAGAAGCTATTACATTTATGGGTGTTGGTGGTCGTGGAAGAGATTCCATGGTTGGTCGTACACGTATATTCGAAGAAAGTGATATGGGTACAATCTCTGAAGCTACTGTAGATTCGGGGGATGTTGCTATTAACACTTATAGTACAGCTAATCCTAAGTTAAGTAATTTACGTGGTGTTACTTCTAGATACGACAAGTCCAAAGACGGACCTGCTAGCTTAATGAGTACCGCAGCCTTGATTTCTCCTGCTGCAGATATGGATGATCCAAAGCGTGTTAACTTTATAACTATACAGCATGCTCAAGGTATATCAGCCAAAGGCTATAAACCTACGCCATTAAGAACTGGCTATGAATATGTAATAGCTGAACGTACCGATGACCTGTATGCAACTACTGCTAAACAGAAAGGTAAAGTTACTGCTGTTAATAAAGAAGCAATAACTGTTGAGTACGCAGATGGTTCTAAAGTATCTGTACAGTTGGGTAGAAGGTTTGGTACAGCAGCTGGTAGTGTTTATCCACACTCAGTTGTAACAGACTTTGAAAAAGGTGCAATAGTAGATGTAGGTGATTGTATTGCCTATAATGAAAACTACTTCACTCCAGATGTACTGTCACCTAAACAAGTTCTATGGAAGGCCGGTGTGTTGGCTAGGACAGCTATATTAGAATCCTCAGATACATTTGAAGATTCATCTGCTATCTCCGAAGCAATGGCCAAAGAGCTAGGATCTGACGTAACTAAAGTTAGATATATGTTTGTTGAGTTTGGTCAGACCATTGGTAATTTGGTTAAGGAAGGCGATAAAGTAGAACCAGAATCTATTTTATGTACTATAGAGGATATGGTAACTTCTGATAACAAACTATTTACTGACGATAACTTAGAAACATTGAAGCTTCTTTCTGGAAGTGCACCTAAGTCTAAGTACAGTGGTGTAGTAGAGAAGATTGAAGTTGTGTACTATGGTGATAGCGAAGATATGTCAGAGTCTATGAGAGCTCTTGTAGCCATTACGGATAAAGAACTAGCTAAACAAAGACGTGCACTAGGGAAGAAGATTGTAACTGGTGGTGTAGATGACAGCTTGCGTATCGATAACAAAACATTGGAATTGGATACAGCTGTTATTAAAGTTTACATCACTAAGGAAGAGTCAACTGGAACTGGTGATAAGGGCGTATTTGGTAATCAGATGAAAACTATCTTTGGTCGTATTATGGAGGGTGTTAATGAAACAGAATCGGGTGAGCCAATTGATGCGTTATTCTCGTATCAGTCTATAGCTAACCGTGTTGTTCTTAGTCCTGAAGTAATGGGTACCACCAATACTTTATTAAGTGTTCTTTCTAAACATGTAGCAGATATCTACTTTGGTAGCAAATAAGTTACTATATTCAGGTCCCATTGATTTGGGGTCTGTTTAAAACTAAGGAATTATAATGTCAAAAACGAGTGAAACAAATTTAAAGACTTTAAGTCATGCAATTGAGCTGGCTACCAAAGTTATCGAAAACGTAGCTAGTGATGCTGTCGCTAATACAGTCGATGGTAAACAAATGGCTAGTAGAGAAATTCAACATGCGGTTGCTGCTAAGATGCAATCTACATTAACTAGGAGTGTAACTAAATGATTAGACAAACAACTCTAGAAGCTGCATTCCCGCTAGCTGAGATCCTTGCTAAAAAGGGACTCCTTATAACTGCCATTGATACCACCCCTATCAGTAAGCTTTTAAAAGCCGGACTAATCACCATGCCTACACGCGGTATTGATGATGAAAGCTTCCCTATTGAAGCCCAGATCCTAAAGGGTAGTCGTGCTGAAGATGCATCTGGTAATGTTACTCACGATGTTGTTATGGAAGAGTTAGTGAATACTATTTCTAGCACTGTCCGTAATAACCTTAATGTAGCACGCAATGTAGTTAACCCTATCATTAAAGATTCTGTTGCAGAAGCTGAAGAATATCTTTCACATGCAATGTCATTAAAGTCTACACATCTTCAAGTTAGACCAGTGTTCTTTAAGAATATATTCAACATGCCAAGCTTGCCTGATATGGTTGAACGTTTTAATGAAACACCATTTGCAGATATTAATTTAAATATAGATGTACCTACACCTGTTGATCGTGATAGTCTTATTGACTTAGCAAAAACTGGTGGAGTTAATTTTGACGGCGAGTTAGTCTCATTTATGAGTAAGATGACTGATGAAGCATTGGTAGGTACTTTTAATTCAGTGTTTGGTGAAAATCCTGTTTACCGTAAGAATTCTTTACGTGAAGTATGTAACATTGATGCTGATGCCACTGGTGTCCTATTAGTTCACTTATGGGCACGTAAGCTTATGACAGATGTACCTGAGGGCGTTAAAGTATCCCTTATTGATTATCGTTCATATATCTCTAGCATTATTGCACAATCAGGTCGTGCCCTGCTTGCTATCATTAATAAACGTGAAAGTAACATTAAGTATAACCGTCTTATCAATACATATCCACCAATTGGTTCGCTGGGTAGTAAGTTACTTACAGTTGAAGTTAATGGCGATGTTTATAACAACTGGTTAAAAGAAGGTGGTTCACCTGAAACGTTATTTGGTGCAATGATCACTGATCGCGAAACAGGCTTTACTGCATTGATCGAAAAGAAAGATAATTATGAAAAGGAATGGGCTGTACGTGAGCGCATACTAACAACTAAGAATCGTCTTGAGAAATTCAATGAAGCTGCAGCTGCAATTGAAAGTGCAGTTGCTACACAGATCAATGACATTGACTCTACACTACTACCTGTAGAAAAGGGTGTATTACATGCACGTCTTAAAACAGTAGTTGGTACTTTGGAAGGCAAGTTCTATGAGAACATGTATTTAACTGTACGCGGTGTGGTTTGTAAAGTAATGTTCCCTCACATGAATGCATATGAAATCTTAACAGCTATGGATCAAGTTGCTACTGACTTCCCTAATTTAGATATTAGAGAAGTGGCGTTACTTGCAACCATTGAAGTTGTTTCTAGTTGGTGTGCTAAACTTTGTACCTTAGAGAACGTTGCACCTACATCGGAGTAAAGAATGGCTGAAGTAAATAGAAGTGCTGTATATTCTTGTACAGCTCTAGTGGGTAGTAATAAGACTGGTAAGTTAACCCCTGACGCTGATGGGTATTATACATTAGTTGTCGGTGGGTTAGATGTATATAACTCTGCTGGTGCATTCTATCCGCTAAATACAGGTAAGAAAATCTTTGAAGAGTCTAGTAGTCTCATGCGACGAGTTCGTGATGGTGCTTGTAAAGGCGAGACAGGTCATCCTAAACCGTTACCTGGACAAACTCAACGTGAGTTTATTCAACGTGTAATGATTATTGAGGAAACTAAAGTCTGTGCTCATTTCAAAAGCTTCTGGTTAGAAGAACGTATGATTAATGGTCAAACGATTATTGCCATCGTTGCAGAAGTTAAACCAGCTGGTGTAAATGGCCCTGCGTTAAAAGAAGCTTTAGAGAATCGTCATGAAAATGTAGCGTTCTCTATTAGAAGTCTTACACAGGACTACAATACACCTACTGGAATGTTAGTTAAGAACCTAAAAACAGTAATTACATTTGATTGGGTTACTGAACCTGGTATCTCAGCTGCTAAGAAATGGAACGCTCCTGCACTAGAGTCGCTGGAGGATCATGTTGTTCTTCCGGAGTATCTTACTGCTATTGATAACGTAGCTAAGCTTAGTGGTGTCTCTATGGAGCACTCACTGCTAGATACTGACTCAATCCGAGAAGACTTGGGTTGGCAAGAATTACCTAGGAATGATGGTCGAAATGCAGCACCTGCTGTACCTAGATCAGCTAGCTGGTAATATATAAATATTGAGAGGTAGCTTCGGTTACCTCTCTTATGTCGTTTAAAGGTTAATATGAGAAGATTATTACTTGCAGTTGCAATAACTGCCCTATATGGCTGTGCTACTCAGCCTTACATTACAGTGGCCAATGATGCAATCCATTACACTGTTATTGGTGCTTTACCAGTTCCTATCTATCTCCAATATAGTTGGGAGTTCTATGGACCGCAGTAAAAACGTAGGTACCTGACATATAACTTGTATTAAAATCAATTTATATAAACGGAGACACTAACATGTCAAATGAGCACAACGATACAGAACAACACCCTATTGAAGCTAGTGTGACTACAGTTTCACCTGAAGACTATGGTAGGCTTCAAGCTATGGAAAACCCACACCCTGATGACTTTAGTGTTCGAGCTGATGAAAATATAACCAAAGAAATGCCAGAAGGTTTTAAGTACGAAGATGAAGAACCTACACAGGCTAGTGTGGAAGGTGTTGATTGGAATGGCGATGACTCCGATGGTAGTGACGATAATATTGATATGGTAAGGGCCCATGCTGAATTTGGTAATGATGTCCATGTAACTGACTTTAATTATACTTCAGAAGAGTTAATAGGTTCTATTGAAGAGATTGGTAAAACACTTAGCATGGAACCTGGATCTCTAGTAAATATAGGTAAAGTTAATGAAAGATGCCAAGCATACTCAGTAGCGCTTGAAGCACTTCGTTTTGTACGTGCCCACGAGGCTAAGTCACCTGCACCAATAACAATGGCCACGGCTAAGCTAGAAACTCCTAGTGAAGCTCCTGAGGCTTCTGAATATTCTTTAATAGAGAAGAGTTTCTTAAATGACTTGGCTAACTCTGTAGTTAAAACTGAAGTTGCTATACCTGATATTGTTAAAATGTTATCCGGTATGCAGGCACAGCTTACACAAAACAGAGCTGACCAAGAAGAACTTGCTGGACTTTTAACCAATGCTATTAAAATGCAGGTTAGTTTAGTCGGCGGCATAAAGGGCATTGAGGCTAAAGTTAATAGTCTACCTGCACATACTGAAAGTCTATCTACTATCGTCGGGGATATTGGCGGATTAGCTGATGAAATTGCCGGTGTTAAAAACCAAATTAGAAACCTCTAATTAGTCTAGGTAATGTATGTTGAATTGATTCGAAATATTAATAAACCTATATTACTAAGATGAACACAGTACAATAATGTACAAAAGAGTTAGTTGCAACTTACTCTTAGGCCGTGTATTTTTATACACGTATGACCTAAGATTTGAGAGAGATCTCGAAAATTAATTAAAAACTTTAAAATTAAAGGAGTAGAAATGTCTACTAAAACTTATAGTCAAGAAGTACGTGATGTAGCAGATTCAGTTAAAGCGAAAATGAAACTTGGTGACAATGGTATCGTTACCATGGATAAAGATGCATTCGAAGCTACGTTGGAAGGTACCGAACTATCGTTGAAAGATTTTAAAGCGTGTCAAAACCACCGTGACCTTTTTGTTGCTGGTCAAGGACTTGCATTGGGTGAGATCGGTCTTGCTGCAATGAAGAAAGATAAGAAGCTTCCTCAAGTATCTGTTGAAACTAAGATCCACAAAGATAAAGTCTCTGCTGCGTTCACTCGCTCTAAGATGGTATCAGATGGTAAAGGCGGACAACAAGAAAAGTTTGGTTCATTAGCATCTCGTGTTGTTGCTAATGGCGCAGGTAATCGTGGACAGCATAAGCTAGTTCGTGTTCACCTAAGCGACTTAGCTAAAGAAGCAATGGGTTAAACAACTCTGCAGTTAGCAATTCAGAAAGCCGACATCGTCGGCTTTCTTTTATGTCGCTTATCATTTATTTTTTTAACATTATATTTAAGGAACAATAATGGAAAATACATTTGTAGAACCAAACCGTGGAACTACTGGTCCAGTTACTGTGGACCCACGTATCATTGAGATGGCTGAAAAGTTCAGCTCTAAGATATACCCTGTAACAGCAGGTGATCCTAATAGATCAATTAGATATACTGCCGATGAGTATCTATTTGAGGACTCACTAGATGGTACTGGGATTACAGTGGATATGGTTAAGCGCATCCATGACCATATGGATTTATATTACGCTGCACTGGGACTCACTTTAGGTAATAAGCTTATAGATGATTTAGCATCGGAGCACCCTACTAATCCTAAACGTCTGGCACTTAAGCTACATACTGACGTAGCACATCGACGGGTTCTTACTACCATTAGAAGTCAAGAAGATGCAGATGCTGAACCCCTTCACTGGGATCTGGTTACTAAAGTCTCTTATATGCCTAGTCATAACTCTCCAGTATATGCGGATCTAAGAAAGGGACTAAGTATAAAAATCGCCAAGGTTCGTGAAGTACGTAAACCATAGTAAGCATTGGGGGTGGATATCCATCCCCCTCCCCTCAATAATGTTTCATTTAAAGTTTGTTTTTTAATGTAGTAAAATTTAAGGATTAAGTATAAATTAAATATATTAATTATAAGGAAAGGCAATGGTGTCTATTAGAACATTTTTAATAATTGGGTTAAGGCTGCAGGGGTTACAAATATGACAGATTTAAATAAAGATACGGAAACTAAAGCTGACTCTAGTGTATTTGCAAAAGAATATGCTCGGTTACATGATTTAAGAATTAATCGTAAGGGTGGATTATTATATTCAGTGGAGCCTACTGGAACTCTCCAAGCTAATCCAACAGATCCCATTCTCAATAATATCAATGAATCATACGGCTCTACTGGCTGTGGGAAACGGGTAATTGATAGTTATGTTCCAATTGAGTTCCCAATTCCAATGAGTGGTAAACAGTACTACGCTTTTCGAAAGGAACTTAATGAAACTCGCGCTGAGCTAATTGAACGTGATATGAATACAGCTGGTGTTAGCTTTGATATCTCTCGCCTTAAAATGTTATATCACTCCCAGTCTGGTGCTCTTGGTGAAGGTACAGTTACTGTTGCAGATACTGAAATGCACAAAGCTTTCAATGATTGGCCTGAACCAAAGAATGAAACTACGGTTATCAATGATGATAAGCTTAATGAGATAATTGCGTTATTGGACGGTGGTCATTGGCCACAGACCTTTAGTCAAACTGCAATATCTTTAACCGCCGCTAAATTGGCCGGTAAGAGATATCACTATAATGGTACACGTTTTACTAGAAAGAAAGGAAAACGATAATGGCGATCGAGAAAAATAACCCTGAAGATAATAGTATTACTGTTACGTATAGAGAAGGCTCCGATCATCCATGGGTAAATAACCCTGAGGTAGATGCATGGGTTAAACGTTTAATGGAAGCCCCTGAACCTGAACCTCGTGTAGACAAACATGGTGTACCTAGACCACCTAGACGTAAAGGTAGGAATAAAGGTTCTAATAAACAATACGGTAGATAGCTACCGTATAAAACATTGAAAGAGAGTGTATTAAAATGACAGATGATAATTTTTATTCAAAGAAGGTATCTGACCTAACGGTAGGTGAGCGCATTAGATTAGAGGGCGAGTTAGAACGTACTAGAATTGCAGTGCGTCCTAGCCGAGATCCAGATGCGCATAGCTGGAAGTCAGATGGGTCGTCAGAGCAACATCCTACCGATACCCAACTAACTACACTCAACTCGGGGTTCAACCCGGCTATGCCTAGTCTTAGTGGTTTACAGACAGCTCAACTTTTATTAAGTATGAGTCTCGAGTTTGGTTCATTGCGGGAAGGTGAGGATAGCCACTACCTTTGGGAAGACTATAGCTTAGAAGGAATGTCAGCATGGTTCTCGACAAAATCATTTGGTGTATATTCGGAAGCTGAGATTGCATGCAGTGAACTATTCACTGCAGACGGGACTCTAGAAAACCCATATACTGAAGTTACGTTTGGTGATGGTCTAACATACACAGTTCGCCTACCAGCGGCTATGGAAAGTACATTAAGGATAGTTACTCATGGAGATGATACGTATCCACGTGATACCCATTGGGCAACAGGCAATAATGGTGAGTTAGTAATTGATGCCCGACAAATAGATCAATCGCCTACCGAGACATCGGCACCTAATGTAGAATTATATCTTATTCTTGAATTAGCAACTTAACGGCATAAAACAGCACTCCATTACGGAGTGCTGTCTATCATGCTTTTTTTTTTGCCTTCGTTCTAACTTAGTTAGACTCCAGGGCCAACAGGCGGTACTTCAACAGAGTTGGCAGCCATTGCATCAAGTGATTCACTATAACCCACTTCAGCACCCTTAACGTCTTCAGCGATGTCTTTCAAGAAAGCATCTGAAACATTAGGGTTGGTACCAGTAGTGTTTAGGTTAGCCAAATAGCGTTGAGCTAATTTTCTAACGCCTACACCAGTCTGTGTCAGTGCAGTGAACTCAATAGAATACTGAGTTAACTCACCGGCAGCTGTTTTATCACGAGCACCAATTACTTCACCACCAGACTTAGGTGACATGTTAGTTGATAACCAAGCTTCAACAACACCAGTGTGCGTTGGATCTGGTTCAATAAACAATACTGTCATACCGTGGAAGTCAGGTAAGATGTCTGTAACAGGATCTTGTCCTTCACGGGACATGACATTAGGGATCTTAGTTTCAGGATCCATAATCAAGTTACTAATCCATGCTGTAAAGAAAGCATTGATTGGTTTACCGTATTTCTCTGTCCAGTTAAATACAGGAAGAGAACGTTCGCGTGTTACGTTAGATGCAGTTTCCTGCATTTCACCGGCACCACCAACGGCTTCTTCTACATACTCAACAGTAAGTGTAGCGTTTAGTCCTTCAATTGAGTTAGGATGTAACTCAATCAAGTTCTTAAGTGTAGCTACCCACTTCTTAGGCTCCGGTAGGTGTTTAAACCCAGTCGGAGCTTCAATCAAGACAGCAATGAGATTACGACGGACGTATGCAGCATTAGAGACGTAACCAGCAAAGTCAGTATGGTGACCATTCTGACCAGACTGTAATTGTGATACGTCAAGCATCCCAGCAGCATTCTGTCTGTCTTCGCCTTGGACTGTTTGTCCAAGAATTGTTTGTTTAAGGCGTGCCATTAATTTCTCCTATGATCACGGTTAGTACCCTAGATTACCCTGGGTAATCTTTGATACGGTGAGCAACAATAGTGAATGAACCAACAGTTTTCATGTTAGGCGCATACATGTGAATATTACAGCTCCAGCTATAACCACGTTGGTCATCTACTTGAGTATAATGAGTTTCAGGAACGATGATAGCACGACCGTCAAACTTACCACGGGCTTCAGCATCGATCAGGTTATCACTACGTTCAATGAACTGACCAGGAGTTAGGTATGAAATACCTGTTAGGTCACGCCATACACGTTCTGCAATCTTTTCTAGCTCAACTACAATCATCATGTTAGCTGCTGAGTTAAGAACTGATGAGTCATCATCATAAACAGTTTGAACAGCAGGGAAGAAGAGGCTACGACGATCGTAGTTCTGTACCCATACAAGCCCAGCATCCCATTGCTTACTACGTGCGTTACTACTTAACCATTCAGCATTGACATTTTTAAATAACTTAACTTGGTTATTTGGTGGGGAATCAAACTTCTTACTGTTCTTCCAGAAACCAGTACCTGCACCCATATAGGCAGCACACTTCTGAGCGAACTCAACAGTGATAGGTAAAAGACCTGTATATGTACTTTGTAGTAATTCACCAGAGTGACCCATTACAATAGCACGACAAGTAGAAGTACCATAAACAACAGACTCTGGATACATACGTGCGGCAGTACGAAGTGCCACGGCAATACTTGTTTCTTCAGAAGGAGTGTTCTGAGGCTGAGACGCATCCTGAGGAGTAACGACCACATATAGATCCTTACGACGGCCCATAGGAACGAACATAGCTTTCTTAGTAGCGAGAGTAAAGCCTGTATCATAAATAACCGACTGTGGATAAAACGCACTATCCATTAACTTAGCTTCAAGGTCACCATAATTCAATAACTGATGTTGTACAGCTTTGTCATAATTATCAAAGCTCATTACACCGTCATAACCACCTTGAAGGTAGTGAGTAGATGATTCACCTAAAAGAATACCATCATCAGCAGGACCCATAACACGGATTGATTCATATGGAATACCATTATGATCGTGTGCACCAAAGATATTCACTAAGTGTTTATCTTCTTCTTTGTCAGAAATAATTCCGAATGGAGCTTCCTTAAGTTGGATATTAGTTAATACCTGATCTAAGTTACTTTCATAGACGTGAATCTTATTAATAGCCGGAATAATCTCAGGCTGTCCTGCAGATCCATCCTGACCATATGCTGGTACAACTGCACGATCAATGTGTAATTCAGTTTCTGTACGTGGATTAATAACACCGCGCTTAAAAGTGAAGTCTACAAACTGCTCACCAAATAATGTTTCCAATACTTTAGACGATGAATTTGTTTCATTGCGTTCAGTAAGTTGAATACGGAAAAGGTATGCTTTCTGCTCTTCGATTGTTTCAGCGTCTGCAGGGAATGTAGAGTTAATAGTAGGTGCTGATAGTTTAACACCAAGACGGTTACCCCAGTCACCAAATGAAGAAGCTTCAAGATCCATAATAGGATATATAGTAGATTGAATTCCAGTAGGATTAGTCATGAAGCCAACAGAGGCTGCGCCTTGACCAACACTTGTTTCCAAGATACGACTGATACCGCTTTCATTTAGTCGGGGATCACCTGATTCAAGTAAACGGCCATCATCAGCTGGAGCAATTGTAGGTCCTACAAGCCAGCGAATTTTACAACCTTGGATAATATCACCAGTAGGCACTTTAGCACCGTCGGCATCAATTAAGAAACTGCCGTCTGGGTTACGTGAAAAAACTTCAATATCTTCACCGCAACTAACATCTACAGATAGACGCATAGTAGCAGCTGGGTTAGCACCAGCAGGTACAAGACGCTGAACCATCATTCGGTTAGCTTCTGCATTGACCATATTGGCCATTACTGTTTGGTGAGTAGCGTATTTCTTACGGTAGTCAAAAGTAGGCTTACCATACATACGGATCATTGAATCGCCCGAAACTAACTGAGGTAACGTTGGACCTCTTTCGGCGAATACGTAAACGTGCGGCAGATGCGTTGGGATCAAATCCGGCTCATTAACCGGAGCTCGACCACTCGAATCTTTTATACCACGTAAAACTGGACGTGGGGCCGCATTAATAATAGTTTGTGACATTTATAAATGCTCCTGTGTAAGGAAATTATTTAAATAATTTTATACTATATCTCACGCTCTAATTTAGCGCCATGGTCGCACCATCAGAGTTTATGTGAAATGGTATAGTTGGGATTAAACGTTTGCGTCTAAAATCAGCCAAGAAAACTAGGCTAATGATGTTCGTTTTATTCACTTTAAATTATTTTTTTGGTTTAAAAAAACCAAATTACTCATACAATCAATAGTACTTTATTATTGTTTTATAAATAAAGGAGGTTTTATTATGCATATAACCGCATATACTACAATGGCTTGCCGCTATTATGACATCAGTAAGATTACCAAGGCACTACAATTAGCCGATATTGATGGTACATTACAACCCGTTAAGTCACCGGACAAAGGTATCCCTCTAGAAGGTATCCTAGCCGTAATGCCAGGTGACGATGAAATACCTAATTTCTCACATCCTATTAAAGCTGAGTTTAAATCTGGTACCTATTATGTTATCGATGCTAGGCCATTTTTAAAGCTAGAACGAAATGGCGAAGTTTCTATTACTAATCTTACCGATTATAAGTTCCTACTATTTAGAGCCGGTTTAAATAATGCATGGGATGGTGAACCTGATGACCTACTAGGTTTGGGTGACTTAGCTACCATTGCTTTCATTAGATGGTTAACTAATACACTAACATCTAGATTTGGATTAGATCCAGAGAACCAAGTTCGTTTAACTACGGTTACTATATTTTATTGGTACTCGTTATTTAGAGATGAAGAGTTTTCTGATAGGGATAAAAATAACATCCTTAAAAAGTTAACTAAGGTTTCATTTGTTCCAATGAGTACGTCGATGACTATGGTAGACGATATTCCATACATGCCTAATATCACTGACTACATTGAAGTCGTCAAGGATGTTGTAGGTAGCTCTAGATTAGAGAACTTAAACATTGGTATTCTTTATTCAATGTTAGGTGGTAGTTGGTTTGGCTTAAATGCTAAAGAAGTTATTGCTGTTAGTTTAGAACACCCGCCTACATTTATCGCTATGGTACTTTCAGCTTTAGAAAGCAGAAGCTATAGAAAAACATATATCGGGAAATTAGTACTAGATAATGATAAGCGTGGTATGGGTAATGAATTTACCAAAGGTGTATATTCTTTAATCTATCCTTAATAAACCCCACCTCTATCATTAGAGAATTTAAAAGGAAATAAAACGTGAGTAACTATTTATTAGACCACGCTACTAAAAATGTGTGGTGTAGTCCTGAACAAGATTACCAACACATTTTCCAACCAATGCGCATTACTCCAGATAGAGGTATACGTAATTCGGTAGAGGTAGAGTGGGAAAGGATGTCGTTACCAAAGGCTACACCAAAGTATCAGGTTTACCAGATTGGTCAATTGGATCCTAGCATTATAAACTTATTGCAAGATGATTTCAGTTGGTTCTCAGTACAATCGGTTATGAATAAACTTAATGTAGTCATCGATGTTTATACTACTGAAGGTAGACAACTGCCTAGAGATGAAGTTTATTTTAGAAAGACTAGAACCCGTAATCTTGTTGTTGCTATTAGAGAGAATGTAAAAGTCTGTGAATTAGATAAAACAGAAATATTTGTTAGAGTTTACTCTAATGCATTCTTTAACTCTGTAAGAAGTAATGAAAGACCTGAAAGAATTTATACTCAGACTAAGTACATTAACAATAGTACAGATGTTGTGAACTTTCAGAATGAAGTACTAATCATTAAAGCAAATTGGCATGGTGAGATATATTTTTACTGGAATGGTTGGCAGGTAGATTCATTTGTCTTAGATAATATTAAGACAGGCGATGTATTGGAATATGTCCATGACACTACTATCTATGAAGTCACTGACTATATTGTCAATGACCTAGAAACCTTTAACTCTGATTTAGACCGAGTGCGTAAGTACTTACTTTACAGAAATAAAGAAGGTAAAGATAAGATTGACTTTAAAGACGATATTGATATATCACTTTATCATGATACACCCACTGGACTTAAAGGAATCTTTTATCATAAGTTTGGCGATAGTGCTATGCGTATGGTAACTCACAAAGATTACTCTATTCCAGTATCTGTGATTACTGACGCTGTTAATAGAGTACCTGGTTGGTCTAACCCATTAGGTATTCGTATTAGATTACGTATTAGAAAGTCTGGTATGGATAGACCTTTAGTTTATGAGAACAGCCGTATTCATGATCTATTAAGAATGGACGATGATAAAGTTCAGATGGCTATGATTGGTGCAAACTCAACTTTGGCTGAATGGACTGCTAATAAATTAGAGTCTAGTCTTTATGGTGAGCTAATGCGCTCCGCTATTGGATATGTAACTATGCCTATGGTACAAGCTACCTATGGTTATAATGCATGTAGTAAATTGCTAGGTGATACCCCATCTATCCCAGAAACTGTTAATGGTGTATTAGTTGCCAAGCAACCTATTAAGTTGCAGAATAACTCAACTATGTTTGAGTATGATATCCAAGGCAGACTAATGGGTTATCGTTATAATAACTTAGGGGAACTGTTCCCAGTAAGTAATGTAGCAGTAGGGTATGTTGAAGGTATGTCTGGTATAGCTGGAAATAGCTGTTCAATTTCTTACAATGAACTTTGTGTACAGATACCTACCAATGTAAACTTTGCTTGTTATTATTGTCCATTAGAAAATGGTGCACCAACATACCAATGGGTATTAGGTATACATCGTGAGGACTACATCTATGTAAATGATGAAGTCACATGGTTGTTAGATGATACTGTGTTCTACTATGCTGTCAAAACTAATTCTGACTTCCTAGTAAATGAGATGGACATTGCACGAACCGATGGTGTATTTAAGTTTACAGTTAATTCTACTGAATTGGTTGGGGGCGAGACTGTAACTGGACCAACATTAATACCACCTGGTAAGATTGATGTGTTTCTAAATAAGAGACCACTTATTGAAAACTTGGACTACTATGTTAAATGGCCTGAGGTTCTTATTGTCAACAAACGGTATTTAGATCAAACAACTGAATTGCAGAATGTAATTGTAAGATGTAGTGGTTTCTGTACTGACACGATTGAAAGACAACCTATTGCTGAATTTGGTTTTGTTGAACATGGTTTAATGAGCAGTAACAATCAATTTGATGTTCGTGCTGATAGAGTAATGAGGTTTGTAGTAGATGGTAGATTGTATCATCCTAAAGAACTTTTGTTTGCTGAGACTGATCAAGGTCTTAAAATGGAAAGTGTTAGAAATGGTTCACCGTATCAAATTGACGATATTGTGGTGCCCATGAATGAATACATTGACATTGATACTTATGAATATCGTGCAGCATCACAGGTACTCGATAAAAAGGTATCTAACTATCTATCACTTTATTACCCGGAGCCTGTCATAGATGGGTTGTCGATTATTGATTCTAGATATGAGGTATCAAGTCCTTTCATCAGTAAAGTCCATGATGATCTTGTTACCGGATTCCTATCACCTGATGGTATTAAAGGACAATATGGTGATGACTACATTCGTTCGCTGATGCGTACCTATGAATGGTTATTGGAATTCGATCCACTTATCCAAGGGTACGATAATCGTTATGTGATTGTACATCCACATACCCACTATATAGAAACCGAATTAGGTATTTACGAATATAAGTTCTTAGATAGACTAATTAATCTTTACTTCGGTGAGCAAGTTGATATTACTTCTCACATTAGATTAAAATAAGGATACATTTAAAATGGCTGAAGCTACTATTGTGCCTATACAAGACCTCAATAGAGGTTTTCGTACCTGGCACATGAAAGAAATATATCAAGGCGCAAGTTCGGGTAAGTATATCCCGAATGTTGACGACATGGTTTTAGATTGGGACATGGGTTACTTTAGAGTAATTGCTGTGAATGCCACTACCGGTCTCAGTAAGTTAGAAGAGTGGACAGGGCCTAAGAAGGTTGAATCTATTCCTGATGCAGGGATTTTACTAGGTGTTGACATTGGTGCGCAGGGTGAGTCCTTTAAGGCTTTCCTAGATACATCTGTTACTCCACATACACTTTCGTGTGATGGGCGACTACATGTTCATGGCTCTAACTACACAAGTATTAAGATATTTGAAGGTTCAGATATTTCTGATACCGGTAAAGTAATCTCTGCTATGTATGACTCAGGCAATACGTTCTTAGGTGAGAACATCCCACTTGAATTAGTTAAGTATAGTGAGACTACCATTGATGGGGCTGCTGTAGTTAATAATGCTATTAAATCTCCACAAACAGGATACACTCTTAAACAACTGCCTGACGGTACACCTGTTATAGCTGTAGTTTATGATGACTTAGGCAATGCTAAAAGTTATAGTACTCTTTTAATTAAGAATACTGGATTCATTAGAACTACTGCAGCTAATAAGAAATATATTAGCTCTATTCATCTTGAGTCTCCTTTAATGGATTCAGCTGATGAAAGAGTTTTAAAGTTTCCTATTAACATGACTGTTGGTGAAGTACCTGCAACTGGAGTTGTTACATATAGCGATGGTACTACACTTAAGTTACCTGCTAATGGTGGTCGTTTTAGTCTTTATGGCTTGGATCACTTTATAGCGTCTATTGTTGGTCAGAAGTTACCGCTAGTATTGACATACCGTTTGGCTGCTGATGAAGTATCCTACAACGTTGGTGTTGGTGGTGGAGCTGATCATATCTCTGAAGATTATTGGGGTACTACTACAGAGTTTGAGAAATCATATTCTCTTAAACTATTCTGTTATCCTGAATGGGTCAATCCTGTTACAGGTTATAAACTGAAGTTCTACCTAGGTAACCTAAATCGTTCTGAAATATACGACGTAACAAGTCTTGTAACTCCGACTAGTGTATCTGATGTATTCTCACCACTTATCTTCGGTACTAAGCAAAAGCTGAGCTACAGCATTAACATGAATGATGTTAACCCGGCATACAGTCGTTATACTTTTGTACAGACCGTAGAGGTTACTCTAATGGCTCCTGGTACCGTTCAAGGCACTAAGTGGTTGGTGAACTTTACACCTAATCAAAAATCACCTTATGGAAATAACATAGTTGCTAAGGTTAGTACAGTAAATGCTGATCTATGGTCGGTAGATATCTCCAATGGATATAACAGTATGGAAGAATGGGTTCGTAATATTTATTACGGAATTGAACCTCTGTACAATGTCAACAATGAGGTAAATGCCCCAGCTCCTACTCATCTATTACTTAAAACTAGATTACGCTCTTATGAAGTTCCTGTCATAGACTGGAATAAGGATATAGAGTTTATCAATGATTTACTTGATGGTGAAAACTTAATTATTGAATTCATTCACCGTGTGTATGAAAACGATATTAAATTAGGTGTAGCAGCAATGCCTATCCGCATTCTGTAGCATTTAACACATAAAAGAGTACAGGCACAGGCCTGTACTCTCTATGCTCGATTCAAACTAAGGTTACACCTATATTACTATAATGAATACATAGTACTGTTAACAATTATGTTAATGTCCTATAAACTAAATACAAGGAGTATTCATTATGAAACATTCAATGATTAAAAAAACTATATGCTAAGGCAATTGATTTAATAGGTAAGGGTACAATCTTCGCTGACGTACTAACCGTTATTTGGGTAGATGGTAGACGTACAAAGTTTATCGAAGTTACACACGGTACCCAACGATATTTCATTGACCCTAGTGCTATGAGTGCATATGTACAATTGCAGCTAGTTAGTGCTGATTCAGCACTAGAACTTAGTGAATTGGTTAAGGCCAATGACATTAGCTTTACGAATGAAACACCAACACTTCAACGTGAAGATGTTTCATTCGTTACAATAGTGGGCGGGTCAGATGAATCTAGCTATTCATATGGTAACCCTCTTCTAGACATGCTGCTTGTGCCTACACTTACGTTGAAAGATGTAGCCTAAAAGTAAATGGTTAATGTAGTAAACTTAATTAAATATATTAAAGGGTCTTCGTGACCCAAAAGGATTCAAAAATGACAGTTTCAATTGAACGATATAGAGAACTAACTTCTAATTTCAATGGTACATTACGTGATATGCATAATGATGGAGATAAAATCCACCATGATTGTGCGCTAGCTGTAATTACATTTGAAGATGGACATACTAACTTATGTGGACTTGTACCATATGCAAAGTTCTGTTTGAATAATGTGGACATTGTTAATGGTGAGTTCCAACTAATGACCTTTTCTGTGGGTGGTACAATCCAACACTTTAATGGTAGTAGTGATTATACTGCTGCAGTTGCGGACTTCAATGAAAGATTTCCAACAAGCACATTGACTTTACTATAAATAAATTATTAGGGGCAGCGCTGCTCCTAAAAGGATTCAACATGAAACAATTAAAAGCGTACGATAAAGTAGTAGTTAAGATAGGAAATCAAACTAATCTTAAAGGTTGCTCGGTTGAAGTGGGTATTGTTATAGGTATCCATGGTTCAGCATATCTGGTTCTTTTATCAAATGGCCTAGCCCTAGCCAGTACGGCTTATGCAAATGGTGTAGAAGATGGTGTCACTGTAAGTACAGAGTGTGAACATACACTATACGCTACTATGGCATATGAAGTTGTTGGTGGCGAATGCGTTAATCCGTGGAAGATACCATGGTTTGTATATGCTGATCTAGTTGGTCAGACATCTGTTATCGCAAGTGGCATTACTGATGATGAGGTAGCCATTAAACTAGCAGATGAAACTGGAGCGGCTTTGGTAGAACATGTATCACAAGTTACTCCAGAGTTCGTAGATGCATTTGAAGATGAGATTTTATCAAGTACAGCACATGCTGTAGAAATGTATTCAACAGAATACTTGATGTCAATGACAAATGCTGCATTTATAACTTTATGCGAAACCTCGATAGACATCACTAGAGATGAGTGGCCGTTAATAACTGAGATTCTAAACTCTAGAAACTTAGATCCTATTGACCTTCACAAGCTTGCCTACCTGGCATTGAATAAATCTCTAGCAAGATCAGCTGCTGATATGCCAACTGCCTTAGCAATGTGGAATCAGCAACAACTTAAGCCTGGTGCCGTTATTCCCGTCTACGTAGAATAACTAATCTATTAAGATTGCTCCCATTGTGGAGTAGTCTTTTTTTTTGTTAAACGCTTAATCATATAGTTTATTATGTCGTAACTGACTTAAGGAAAAGAGTATATGATTTTATTTGAAGAAGACTGGTATAAGTATCCACATGCCATCGCCGATTATAGTACCACCAATGAAACGTTTCTACGAATGGTGGCGCTATATAAAGATATGGGTATTTCTAATTGTTTATGGCCTATCTCATTATTACAACCTGAGTTACAGGGAATTGACCCACATGCTGATAACCTGTCCGATGAGATAAAAATAAAGATTGGTTTAGAGTGTAAATATAACTTCTGGTATTACTTACGTGAAGTAGCTAGGATACCTCCTGTAGCTGGTCCTGTTGCTATCCCCTATAAAGCTAACCGTGGTAACCTTGCATTGTCATGGTCGTTTATGTGTAGTATTGATTTTGCATTAATACAACCTCGTCAGACAGGTAAGTCAGTATCAACAGATATTGTAATGGATTGGTTAATCTACATAGGTGCATCCAATACATTGATTAACATGTTTACTAAAGATAACGACCTACGATCAAAAAACGTAGAGCGTTTAAAAAAGATTAGAGACTTACTACCACCTTACATTATCAGTATCTCTAAGCAGGATTCAGATAACCAGATCGGTCTTACATGTTTGGCTCTAGCTAACTCATATGTAACTGGTGTTGCACAGAACTCTGAAGCAGCAGCTAACAAGATGGGTCGTGGTTTGACTTCACCTATCATGCACATAGATGAGGCACCCTTCATTAAATATATCGGTACTACTATGCCTGCAGCTTTGGCATCTGGTACAGCAGCTAAAGAGGAAGCTAAGTTACACGGTAGACCGTATGGTAACATCTTTACAACTACTGCCGGTAAGCGTGATGACAGAGATGGCAAGTACATGTATGAGCTAATCACTGGTGGAGCACCTTGGAATGAAGTTTTCTTTGACTCTTATGATAGAGATGAATTGGTTAAGCGTGTAGTGAAAAATGGTAGTGGTAGAAAGATGCTAATAAATGGCACCTTTAATCACAGACAGTTAGGTAAGACGGATGAATGGTTATATGCAGCTATGGCAGATTCCAATGCATCTGGCGATGACGCTGATCGTGATTTCTTTAACGTCTGGACTATGGGTACACAAAGTTCACCTTTGACTGTTGAGTTAAACAAGACTATTAAAGATAGTGAACTAGATCCTCTATGGAGTGAGATTACTGATGAGTCTTACATTATCAGATGGTACCACACCGAAGCTGAGATAAAGGAGATGGTACACACTACACAATTTATTCTAGGACTAGATACCTCAGATGCAATTGGTCGTGATGCTTGTGCTTTAGTCTTTATTAATGTAGAGGATTTATCTGTTGTAGGTGCTGCTACTATTAATGAAACTAACTTGATTAGATTCAGTCACTTCCTTTCCAATATATTAGTTAGATATACCAATACTACACTGATTCCAGAAAGAAAGAGTTCTGCTCAATCAATTATAGATTCCCTTTTAATTACTCTACCTGAGAAAGGTATTGATCCTTTTAAAAGAATCTTTAACCATGTTGTTGATAATCACCATACCAGAGAACGTGAGTTTGCTGAAATTACACAGAGTACGTCTAGGCGTAATAATGCATTCTACGATAGATATAAAAAGGTATTCGGTTTTAATACAACTGGTGAAAGTCGTGCATTACTTTATTCTACTGTATTACAAAACAGTGCTAAGAATTCAGGACATGTACTTCGTGATAGACCTTTATCTAATGAGATTAGGGGACTTATCGTTAAGAACGGCAGGATAGATCATAGCAGTGGCAGTAATGACGATATGGTTATTGCATGGCTAATGACTCAATGGATGCTGGTTCACGGTAAGAACTTAACGTACTATGGAATAGACGGTAGTCGAGCCCTTAGTAAAGTTAGTAATGTAGGTAAGGAACTTACATTGGAGGATTTGTACGATAAGAAGTTACAGGAAGATATTCAACATGAGATGGAAGATATCTATGAAGAGTTAACTACCTGTAATGAGGAATATATGATTGCTAAATATGAGTCACGTCTACATGCATTAGGCAAGCGTGTTAAACTCTCTGCAGATAACACTCTTAGCATTGACTCTATGATAAGTACCGCAACTGAGCTACGTAAACACAGTAACCGTAGGAAGGCTATGGAACAACGTCAAGCCAATGTTAGGAATAGACGCCAATCAATGGGTGGTTGGAGAAGATAACATAAAGGGATACTGGCATTTGCCAGTATCCCTTTATGCTGTTTTATAACTATTTACTTGACCGCTGGTTGCGAATGTTGAACTTCTATCAGTTTTTTAGAAACTAAAAATAAACCAAAATGAATGGCATCATTAATCTCTTTATCCAAAGATGTTGATCTAAAGGAATGTTCGTAACTGAATGTATCTCCACCAGGTTGTTTAAATAATAAAGATATGTCAATGGCTCGGATAAATTTAGTGGTACTAAATAACCAATAGTTTGTCACCTCTTTAAATACAGCTTCATTTACCAATACTTTAATACTTGTAATACCTGAATGGTTTAATGGAGCAATCTTTGTAAATGCCATAATGTTTTCCTTACAATCAGGCATTTCATTAACAGTCTTTTTGAATAGTTTCATATTACACCGACCCCTGATAATATTTCTTAGCAAAGGCACGTAACACTATGTATAGTTGTAAACCAGTTCTAACAGATGCTAGTGCTGCTTTATTTCTACTTGAAACACTACGTTTGATAATCTTGTTAGATAAGTCTCGCATCTTTAAGAGTTGGTCGTCTGACATACGGGACGCTAAGTAAAGATTCTTTAATTTAATTACTAGCCCACCAATATCCGATGAGCTCTGCATGATACCATCGTTATCTGACAAATAACGATAAACGTGTAATAGCGATTCATCAATTAGTTTCTCAACATTCTTATCACCGTGTTTACCATAGTTATCAGAACAATATTCCAATGCCTGTAAAAGATATTGCTTATTAACAGTGTGTAAGGCATCTGTAATAATGTCTATAAGCTCTTCTCGTATAAAGGTAGGCTTGTCTGCAATGATGTCTTTTAAATAGCGTGTATAAGCTGTGTGATCTCGGGTACGATCTAAGATCTCTTTCTCACCATCAAATTCAACAACTGTTTTAGTACTACTGATTCTAAGATTCTGTTCACGCACTCTATCAAAAACATCTTTCTGTTTCTTAACAATGTTACGCAATCTGTCTTGAATATCAGTAATCATGTTAATAACACCTTGGTCATCATTCATCGTACTGTATGTTTTATAATGGATGCCGTGTCTATCAATGATATTTTTAGAGCGATGCTCTAATAGTCCTTGCCAACTACCTTGTTGCTTAATATCGAACTTACGACTCAAAGCTTCATATGTAGCAATTGCCACTTCTTTATCGGCACGGTATCTAAAGAAATTCCAAAGTAAACTAGATAGGAACTTATATTGAAGCAATAGACATACTTCCATCATACCTTTTTCTTTATCCTTAGGAGATAAGTCAGAATTATAGATCCTATGAAGAATATATATGCTGCTAAGGTTTATGAGGTCGTTAGCGCGTACCCAACTAGGGTCTATTGTTTTGATGTCTTTAAGTCCGGGTTTTAAATCCGCTTCGTCAATTTCTATTATTTCATCAAACCAATTATCCCTATCTGAACTTTTATACTTAATTGGATTTACACCAATTAGGTTACTAGTAAAAAACTCAAGATGATCTTCGTTACGGTTCATAAACTCTACACGTAACTCTTTTAAATCTTTTATAAATGATCTATCTATTTTAATATGATCTAAGTTTTTATCGAACAACTCTTTAATTTGTTTGGCCATGATTTAACCTCTTTAAATTTTCTTATCAGAAGATTAGCAAAGTACTTTGATTTAACTGTGAGTCACACCTATATTACTAGTATGATAATAACAAGTGATTGAAGTTAATCCTTTAATCTACAGGACAAAACAAAATATGACTATAGTGAAATGTACCCTTATTACTATCTTTGTACTTATCCCACTTTCCTTTGTGGCGGATAAGGTACTTAAGGAAGTAACCGATACTGAAATTTACCATACATATAAAAAATAATTGAGAGATAATCATGACTAAAGAACTACTTTTAAGATTAAACAAATATGCAGCAGTGACCTTTTTGACTGTAGTCTCTACGATTACAGTATCGATGGGCATTAACTTATATATAGACCACCGTGATCCAGCGCCCCTTATTTCATTGTACGAAACTACACCTATGGAAACAGCTGTACATGAATCAGTATTTAAAGCCGTGGATGCACCCATTGAAGACAACGGTATTGAATATACTTTTTATACTGAATTAGAGAATGCTACACTTGCAGTAGATACAGTCCTAGCTTTGCCAGATGGTTTAGTTGAAGTTCCTATTATTCTTATGGATGGTAAGGAAATTGCATTGGATGATGATCTTACGTGTTTAACTATGAATATATATTTCGAAGGAAGAAACCGTTCTGTTAAAATGCGTAAGGGTTCTTCATGGACTGTAGTAAATAGAATTGGTAGATACCATAATAAAGATATTTGTGATGTGGTAACTAATTCTAGAAAGGATGCTACTAGTGGATTACTTGTTGAAGATGAGTGTCACTATTCTTGGTATTGCGATGCACGTGAAATCTTAAAGGTTGGCGAGAATCCAATTGAGAAGCAAGCATATAAAGATTCAGTTAAAATTGCACGCACTATTATTAGACAGGCATCTGTGGATAAAGAGAAGTATGACTTTACAAACGGAGCTACACATTACCACAGCATGAACGTATCGCCATACTGGATATCTAGTATGACATATCTTACAGCCTATGCTGACCACCTGTTTTATCAGGGTTATTAAATAAAAGCCCGGGGATTAGACCCTGGGCTTTATGCTATTAAATATGAGGAAACTAAAATGAATAATAATAATAATACACAAAAAAGAAATATAGAGTTGGGAACATATGCGGCTATTATATCCGAGACAATAAAGAGCGGTAAACATTACACACCGATTATTTGGGGTGAGATTCATAATGTCAATGTAACCTGTGACGACGTTGCTCTGCCGGTAGAAATACCTGATGCAGAGTACTGCATTAACATTCAGTTATCTGGTAGACTTAATACCTTTATTAAGGAATGGTTTGCACGATATACGTATGAACAAATTCCTGTATCTATCACCAATGGGTTCTTGGGCCGTGAGCTTTATTTTAATATAACGACTACTGAAAAAACTATGCATATAGTTATTTCAGCCATTGACAATATCTTTAGAGTATTGGCCGATGATATTCAGGCTAGGCCACATCGCTCTATTGAGAAATGGCCCCTTACTATTGATGCTCTTTTCTTAAGCGATGGTGATTGGAAAATTGTTGATGATCTCGATATTTTTCCAGCTTACATAATGCATTGTGTTATACCCTCTGGTGTAGAGGTTATGCAACTTAATGCCCACCATGAGTCTGGCGTGATAATGATAGTTCGACATGATCTTGATTGGTATTATCGTAAGGTACTTAATGGATTGGAAACAGGGAAGGTTTCTCATAAGGCCGGTCTTATTAAATACGGTATCAGTGAAATCTTAATTGCTGACTCTGTGGCATTGGCATTAGTAGTAGAGTTCCCAAAAGCTCCATCCGGTACTGATTATCCCAATAGACCAATTGACGGTTTCTGTAAAATGTGTTCAGAGATTACGGCTAATGGAAATACTTAAAAAGGAATTAAAATGATATTAATATATTTAGCAATAGGTGCTGCATTAGTTTGGTATCTATATTACTTAGCAAATAGAGCCGCAAAGATAGATGGTCCTATTATTGATAGTTGGCCAGATACTTTAAAACTCTCGGTAACGGCTTTAATAGTCGCTATTGTATTAGGACCAATCTTAATATTTGTACCTATCTTAAATATACTGGTATTGTTATTGCCGGTAGCTCCTATCGTAGGTAAACTCTACCCATATAAATTTTTATAAGGACAGCATGAGTATCACACAAGAAGAAGTTAAGAAAAGAAGTTGTATACCTCATGAAGACTTTATTCAATGTAGAGTTCATTCTAAGGCTGCAGCTATTCATAAAGAGACTACTAAAGGAATCTCTTTAGCTGATACCATTTATCAGTTCACTGACCTTATTCCAATATATGTAACTGACGATGTTATTGAATTTACAGGAGATGAAAGTAATGTAGCAGAGATGATTAAGGTTATCTCGCTATGTGTAAACAATGTCCCTGAGGTTCAAGTTAACTCGGGAACTAAATATGTGGATGGGTGTGATAACCGTATAAACTTCACAGTGTTTCTCTTTCCAACTGAAGATAGTGTTATCCACTTAGAAAGAATATTGGATAGTCACCTAACTAGTATATAGCTAAGGGAGTCATATGGCTAATAAACAAAAAAAGGCAATTGAAATAAATCCAGTAGCTCAACTATTATTCAATAATCAAGGAAATGGTCGTGTAACTCGAACATTAGAATTGGTTAGCTGTAGTAGATTGGGTGTTGTTAAGACTATTGCTCGATGGGATCAGGGTATTAAAAGTGCAAAACCATTACTGAAGCGATTACATGGTGACAATAAACTACACGTGCTTTTTCCGGTATGTAAGGATATGTTTAATCGTGTAATCCTTGCTCCAATCGGACCTACGGATATTGAGCGTCATCTAGACAATAGCCCACCAATCATTAGTGAACGGGAACTATTGTCATTAAAGCTACTAACCTTAAATATTGATGGGGCGTTTATTGAGTTAAATAACCACCGAGCGGATGGGTTTGGGTTTTGTCTAGTTACTTATGAAGTTAAGGGAATGGTACCAAGTACTAAAAGTATGGCACAACCAGCCCCAGATGTATATATGGTAGAGGCTGATTTGAGAAGTGTCATACCACTTTATGCAGATTTTTAAACCACTTAGATGATATATCATTACATACTCTAATAGAAGAGAGTATTAAGTTAATGAATATCTGCGAAACTATAACTAAAGAAGGGTTATTCAAATGTTAAAATTTAATGATTTATTTACTTTTAAGAAATGTGATATTAATACTTATACGGAAACCAGTGACCCTATTATAGTACCGATCATAGAGGTGAAGTATGAAGTTGCTGACTTAGTGCGCCCAACAGCAACTGCGGCATTAATCCAAATGGTTACCGATTGCCAAGCTGGTGAATACACTATGGAAGATGATTCGTGGGGTGGTGATCCCTCAATATCATTGTTTTATGAAGCAAGTCCATACAACAAAGCTGATATAAAGAAATCAGTTATGGAAACCTTTAATAAATTATACGAAAGTATAAAAATTATTGGTGTGACTGTGAGTCATGGTGATTTAGTAATAGCTTTACCTAAACCTAATAGACACTATCATGTAATTAACCACATGGTAGATGTGTTAGGTATAACACCACCTATAGGTCACGGTGACCAAGGTTTTTATTTAAGTGATGGAACGTACTTAAATAGAGAAGCTGCACGTGACTATGCCTTGGTGATTGGTCAGGTAGAAACAACTGATCACGATAGAGAGTTGTTCTCGGAAGACTTGTGGTAACTGTCTATAGTTTTAAGATACTGTGGTGTTTGACACCCAAACAATAAAACAAGGGGACTAACATGTCTAGAACTATGAGAGAAACATTAGAAATAATCCTTAGAGAATGTGCTGGAGATACGATAACCCTTACACGTTTCGTGGACGCTGGTAATGGTCCAGTTAAAGCTTTACTTACTGGCGATGTTGAAAAACTTATTGAATTTAAACATGAGTTTAAATATGCCAGAGTTGAGGCTGGTATACCTGTAGGAAAATATGTAACATTATATTTCACACGTAAAACTGCTGACAGCACCTTTAATTCAATAGAACTTATTCTATTAACCTTTTAATTAAAAGAGAGACCAATATGACTACACCCAAATATAAGAAAACTGATTTAATAGAACTTGTTAAAAAATATACAGGTGACTATGCCGCAATTGAGATTCTAGAGCAAGAAGGAACGGATGATGCAGTGGTAGTCAAGATAGGTGGCGACTATGCTGTATTGGCTGAAAACGTTGATCGTATCCGCCACGGTATGATCTATCAGGTAAATGAAAATGATGATTATGCTTTTCTATCATTCAGTATTAATGATGCTGATGATGTCTTAGACGATATTGCCGATATATTAATTCAAGCCAAGGCTGAAGTGGAAGCATTGGGTAAACTTAAAAGCAATGGTGAGATATTAGATGTTGTTAATGCAGCTATTACTAGTAAATCATTGGAGCCTTTTGTTATCGTAACTAAGGTTAATATCAGTCGCTCTGGATTAGTGTTTAATTTTACATCTAATCTAGAAGGGCTTGTCAATGAGTTAACTTCCTGGAATGAAGGACGCTCTAGAAAGGCTGTGGTAGAAGATGTAGATGAAGGATATAGCCTTTATCTTGAAATGGATATAGTAGACTTCCCGAAGTTTATATGTAAGTTTAACGAGCTATTAGTTCTTACAGGTGAGATCCCTGAAATTAAAAGTATTGTTAGTTCTATTACAATGATCAAAAATGATATCCCTCTAGCACTATCAATGTCTGGGGAGTTTGTGGATGAACATATTTCTGTAGCACTTCAGGGTGAGTTATCGAAGTTTGTAAATCCTAATGGCCGTACTGAAGTTGCCGGTATGTTTAAAGATGAAGTTATCATCGTTAACGTGATATCGCTTGATGAACACATTGTGCGTGATCTAAAAACTGTGTGTCAATCTTCCATTGATATCCCTGAGTTACCTGAAGGTTACACAGGTGTTCAAGCACACATTCCTAAAGATGGATGGGAACTTTTCACTGTAGCATTGGCTACAGTAAGCGAATAAAAAAAAAAGAAGGGTACAAAAAATGACAAATTCACAAGAACTAATGCCAATGGCCGATCTTACCAATGAACTACAGGGTAAGATTAATAAACAATCATTATCTACAGTGATTAATCTATCAGAGGTAGAGAATTATAAAGATCTAGTTAGAGTTATTCTACATGGTAACTTAAGTGCATTAACTATTTTCGAAAAACGGGATAGTAAAATTCGCACTACCTTTCTATCAGGTTTACTTGGAAGTCAAGATGCTGTCACCATTGTATTTAACGCAAATATGTGGACAGAGTTCACCAATCTCTTTGATGAGATGCTAGAGGTATTAATTCAGAGACCTGCAGTCAATGTGGCGCTAAGTGCCAATGCTATTAATGATGTACTTACTATTAGTCCTGAAAAGTTTAATGAATGTCAAAGTGTATATTTCAATACACCTACTGATGAGCTTTTTGATATACTGACACTTATTGAAGATATGCCTACATATCTAGTTCCTGTGCAGTGGGATGAAACTGAGCTAGCTGTAGTTTGTGGTCGCAATGCCGATAGTGAATTAATCGAACTACTTAGACTACTAGATAGTATCGAGGAAATTAATTGGTGCGTGGCTACATTTATCGTTCACTCAGATAAAACGCCGGTACTTTATTTTAGGTTTAGAACCCCTACTGAAAAAGAAGTGGTGTTTGAACTATTAACAAGATAATTAGGAGATAGTGAAGATGCCAGAATTTAACGAAGTGATGCACCTATACTTAGAAGGAATTACATTAAATACAGCGCATGTCTCAAATAGACTTTGTGTAGATAGAGATATGTTTTCTAGTTGGGAAGACACGGTTGGGGATATTCCTGAAAATGCAGCTAGGATCAATTGTCATCATTACGACATATGCCCTACTGGATTTGTAGCCATTGATCAACGTGGCATGGACTTTACATTTGTTATATCTGAAGATAGGGCATGTAATTTACATAGAATTATTTATCAGATGGCAGATATACCTAATCTATCTTGGGTGCCATATAGATTTCAGCTTTATGGTGAAGTGTATAATGCCATGCGTATTACTGCAAATGATTTAGGTACTCATCCAGGAAGTGCCATTGATATGTTTAGGGAATTATTGTGGGATGGTTTAGAGCCACCTGCAAAAAAACCTAAAATGTCAGTAGATGGACAGACCCTAAATATAGAAACTTAAGGAGGTAACATGGAAACAGCTATTACAGAACGAGGCTTCGAACTAATGAAGACTAAGATTAGTGCATTGATGTACAATACTCCAATTAGTCATTCTATCATTAGAATGTTCATTAATTCTGAACAGGACTTAATAAGACTTTCTTTGGAAGGTAATATAAGAGTGTTGTCGATGGTGCTAAAGGGTAGTGAGTTTGTCGTCTATGTTGAGCTTGTACCTGAAGGAGTTGATGAGGTTGCAATTTACTATAAGCAACACCAATGGAGTAGGCTACTCCAGTTACTGACATCTACTTTTAATGACATTAATGAAAAGGCCATTAATGCCGCCATTGAGGCTGAAGAGTATAGTCACTATAAATGGGGGCGGCCTTCAGAGGTAGCACTGGTATCACTAAATGAACAGGCGATCAACTGTGGCCTGGATGACATATATCCTATCTACAGTGTACTAGAGGCTCTACCTAGAGGTTCTTTTGTCATTGGTAACAGTGGTTCAAATATATCTATTGTATTTGCCAACACAGGTACTGATGAACGCATGGACATTATATTTGGGCTCAGTCAAAATGAAAACTACGATGTCTGGTTAGTGAATACCATTGTAACTGAAACTAAGGTAAAGGCAATGGTAATTAATAGTGCAGATAAAGGACCACTAGATATGGAAATTCTAGCTGGTAATATTCATGATTGTTTAAAGTGAGGACTTAACAATGGAAAATGAAAAGGATACCGATGAGGCCATTGAAGTAATAATGGCTAGAATTAAGTATACACTAATTACGCTGTTTATGCATAGTGGGATGATGCCTGCTGTAGACATTAGAGTTATGCATAAGTCAGTACGTATGAGTGTTCAGGGGGATGTTAAGTGGTTCTTAGATACTGAGTTTGATTACCCAAAGGTAAGAATCAATATCGTACCCCAAGAACCTCAATTAAGGGATTTGCTTATGTTCGCTGTAGCTGTTGAAGATGCTAGTGAATTTGCAGATGCTTTATTTCAACAGTTAGCTAAAATCAAAGGAGCTACCACCGGGTAGTTCAGGGGGGGTATTAAATGAATAATGATAAAATTCTTACCGAAGCACATATGGTCAGACCAGTACTTAGAAATCTATTTACTAAATACACCAAAGGTTCGGTAGTTCCAAACGTAGATGTTAAAGTTTGTTATGGATATGCAAGAGTTACAATTGAAGGTGGGTTAACTGCTGACTTTATTGCCTCTGGATTTACACACCCTAAATGTAAGATGTCAGTTATACCAACGTCTCATTACTATGGTCAGTCTGTTCTTTTAGTTTGTCCATATACTGAACTCATTGGTTTAGCCGAATCTATTAGACTAGTTATGCGGTATATGACATATCAATTAGAGTTTAGTGGTTATGTTACTCACCAACGGCTTATGGAGATTAAAGGATCGCTTTTATGTGATTCTTTACATATGGGTGAGTCTTTACCCTTTATATTAGTTGCTCCAGAGGCTATCTTCCCAATCTATGATAGTCTTAGTGAGATACGCTTTGCTATAGGTGGGTATGATTCACCTAGTTCATATTTGTGGCTTTCTGAGCTTGCTACTAAGGTTGGTGCTAGGCTGACATCTATTCCTTCAACTAGTTCTGATTACGATTATCCATTCTTTAGACTGGATATTCCTGATATAGAAGTTAGAGAAGCTTATATTGAGGAACTTGAATTAATGGAGTAGGATTCCTTTTTAAGAAGTTTGCTGCTTAATATTTATAAGCATAAAAGAAGGCCAATACCTACCTAGCGATAAGCTAAGTAAGTACTAGTCTTCTTTTTTTTTTGTCTTGTCATGTATTTTTAAACAACACTCGGTATAGTGTGGCGAATGCTTAGGGTAGTAGTGTAAGGGGCTCCGCCCCTTACACAGCTGTTCCATTTGGCTAACTCCGTTCACTCCGTTCTCTACATTAGTTATTACTACATAATTATAAGAATAGAAATTAAAAAATACTTCTTAAAGAAAATCCTAATACCTTTTCTCTCTTCATGGGGTGAAGAGAAAAGGATTAGAAGCTGTTAAGTTAAAATCCATTTCATAGTGGGATTGTTCTTACCCAAACGTCTAGTGGGGGCGGGGCATAAGAGAGCACCGTGAAGGCACTCTCTATAGTTTACTATGCTTTGATACTAACCAAGCGTTTTGTATTAAGCTTGCCCTTCTGTACGAACTGTAACATCTTAGAACGAACTAAGTCATAAGGCTTAACTCTACTAGCAACTTTCTTACTATACATCTTGATACCACTAGCACGAAGTATCTCAGTTACGAACTCAGAACAAATCATGCTTTCTTTATTGGTATTGAAGATATCCATATTAAAGATTGCATTAATTAACCCTAAATGATTATATCTAGTTTTCTCTTCATTGGATGCCAACTCAATTAATTTCTCACTTACAGTAACATGCATTTTATCAGAGACTGAAACTTTATAGAGCGAGAACTTAACTCCATCCATTTCCTCTACATCTTCTTTTGTAATACCACCAAATATCCCATTCTTACTATTAGATAGGCTATATGCATATATCCCATCAAAGTTAGGTTCTAGCATTATTGATACGTGGTTATAGGGATCACCAGTAATGAACTTAGCTATCTTACTAAACCTAGTATTGGTATCAGTTAGTAGTATGTACAATGCCTTTTTCTTTTTAGGATTAGTCTTAGCATCAAGCATCGCTAGAGTTTCAGCAGAATAGATAGCCTCTAAGGATATATACTCCTCCTCTGGAAAATACTGAATTAGTTTCTTAGCCATTATCGTCTACCTACTATCATTTTTAAATGCCTGCGCTTAGCTTCTGTATCAGATAGGATTGCTACACGACGCCAAGTGTCCTTTAGGTACTCTTGATACATCTCATTTGAATCAGCATACCCATCTACTATCTCTAGGAATCTACCTAACTCACGACCACCTTCCAATTGAGCAGAGTCAATTTGTAAGATCAATGTATTGTAGATATAAGCCTTTGTAGCCAATTCAACTAACTTAGAGAACTTAGGTACCGATGCAGCAGGTAAATTATTAAATTCAGAATCATTTTCTAGTACACATCTTAAGAATAGAGATGGGTTAGAGGGATACAGTTGATCAGCCATTATAGTGTTCTCACCAATCAGTCTAATATTCGCATTTGAAATATTAGGAATTGATTTCCAACTATCTAGCAATCCATCGGCAGCACTACTTAATTCACCACCACCCTGCATATTGGTATTCAATGAAGCTGAATTATAACCAGTACCGATGATTAAAGAATATACTTTAGTTATCTTTCTATTGCTAGTTAGGTCAAAAGGTATACGCCAAACCGTTCTGTTTAGAGGGAAATGCTCAGGGACTACATTTGCCATTGGGATTGTTGTTTCTTGGCCACTGACTAGGTTTACATCAGCCATAACTCTAGCTTCTACGATCTCTTCACGAATACGGTAATCAATAGATACTGGGCTACGGTGGTTTATCATACCAAAGCCCGATTGCTCTACAAATGCGGCTTCTAGTATTGCTTTTGGGATTAGATACTTCAAATCCGATATGGACTTTTGTATGGCATTCATATTGCATACTCCTATAATTAAAAAATTCTATACAGAAAATAGTAGTAAAAAAACTTAGATTCGAAAAAGTAATAGAACTATATTACTATATGGAGTAATAAACCAATTACTTAATTAGTCTAAATCCAACTAACCTTACAGAACATATCTTTTGTACAGTTATACAAATATTTTATCGAAAAAGGGAAAATACATTATGTCACAAGAACATGGTACGTTACGCATTTACGGCGCTGGTGGAACTGGTGTTAATATTGCATCTTATTTTAACAATGCTTCTAAGGAGCCAAACTGCGCAGACCTAAAGGTTTGTTATATTGATACAAGTCGATCTAATATCGACAGTAATATGAATGATGAAGACATCTTTGTATTACCGGGTGTTAATGGTTCAGGTAAATTCCGAGCTGAGAATGCTGGTGATATTGATAACGTAACAAAGAAGATTGTACTTGATTACCCACCTGAAAACTTCAACGTTGTTGTCTTCAGTGCATCTGGCGGTTCAGGTTCAGTTATCGGTCCTCTAATTATGCGTGAGCTTTTAAGTCGTGGTGAAAGTGCTGTAGCTGTTGTTATCGGTGGTGATGAATCTGTTATCGAAGCTAATAACACATTGAATACTTTAAAGACGTTGGAAGCAATTTCACAAAAAGCTGATAAGCCATTAGTTATGTACTATGAACATAATGAAGGTAAGCGTTCAGCAATCGATTCACAAGTCCAGTTAGCGATCAGTGCCCTTGCTGTATTAGCAAGTCAAGAAAACAAGCACTTAGATTCAATGGATATTTCTAATTGGTTAAACTTCAGCAAGACCACTACTGTTCAACCTCAGTTAGCACAACTTGAAATCTATGTAGATGCCGAGACAGCTAATAAAGTACAAGATCCAATCTCTGTTGTAAGTATCTATGAAGATGCTGATCAAGATACATTGAAGTCTGTACCTGAGTATGCGGCGGTTGGTTACTTAAGTTCTAAGCCAGATCGTTTTGATCAGTTCCATTACTTAATCAGTATTGATCAGGTTTCTAACATCGCATCAACTATCCAATCTACTTTATCTGAATATCAGACTCGACGTGACAGTCGTGTTAAACAAGGTAGCATTGTTAGTAAAGGCGACTCAGTAAGTGACAATGGTTTAATTCTAGGCTAGTCGGTGGAACTGCATCGACTAAATAATAAAAGGAGTATACATCATGGACTTAATGGTTTGTGATCAGTGTAACCATGTCGATGCTATTGAGTTAGCATACCCCAATGGCCCATTGGATCATGGTAGACCCCGTGAACATTGGGTATGTACAATGTGTCAGATAGGTGTTTGGCACGATAAGTTTGAGTATGTTAAATTCAGACCAGGCTTTGATCATGTACAGAATCGACCAAATGGATTATCCTTCTAAGTAAAAACATACTTAGAAGTGTATCATATAGACACATAAGCTTTACCACAACGACTCGTTAAATACGGACAGTTAAGAGTAAGCGGTAAAATGGTCTACTATTAGTGCACTACCTCAAGTAGTGCACTTCCACCAATGATTTAAATAATAGATTATTAGTGGAAGTGTATTTGTTGGATTAATAGGCTTCGTGATTCAAGTTCCTTCCAGGCTGGTAACTGTCTCTTATACACATCTCCGAGCCCACGAGACGCTCATGAATCTCGTATGCCGTCTTCTGCTTGAAAAAAAAAAAAAAA